GATATAGCCGCCAAGGGACAAATTTGGGTTAAGAACGATACCCCAAATACATTGTGGTTTACAAATGATGTTGGTACTGATGTTCAATTAGGAACAGGTGGCGGGGGAGCTTTTAGTTCAAGATTTTATGCTTCACTTAGTTCAAGTCAAACTATAGCATCTACAACGTGGACTAAAGTGTTGTGTGATTCAGAAGTATTTGATGGAGATGGAGAATATGATAATGTAACCAACCATAGATTTACAGTGACAAATGCTGGTTATTATTGGGTTGGTTTAACAGCACGGTTTCTTCCTTGTGTGGCTAATAAATATATTCAAGCCGCCATAAAAAAGAATGGTACAGACTATGTATTATCTTCACAAACACATACTAATACTACCGATGGTCAAAATACTATTTGTTTTGGGTTAGTTTATTTAGCTGCAAATGATTTTATTGAAGGTGAAGTTAATCATAATTTTGGAGCAAATGGAACTTTATTAGGAGCAGCAACACGACCAACATCTTTTTGTGCCCATAGATTATCATAGGAGTATATAATGCCAATATTACAACCACAAGGAACAGTCTATTTAGGTAAATGGGGGAAGTAAAATGGCCGAAGATCGTTTGTACATTCCATATAGCTTTCGTACACCAAGGATGGATGCCTCAATACCTCCAAATCAAGTCCGTCCTGGGTCTTTTGGGAGATTGTCGGGGATAGATGGAAGATTTTTCGGGGGACTTCGGAAATACTATGGGAATAAAAAAGTTCTCGATTTAGATGATGTATCGGGGATGGGGGGGATTGATGCCTATACTGGGCCTGATTTTATACGATATGTCACTTTCCAAAAGAGAAATACTTCGACCATTTATCGTGGATTTGTCGTACGATGGGACAGTCTGGGGACATCAGATAGACAAATTGACTTAGTTTATACAGACGATAATGGGGGCAGTTGGGCAAAACTCGCTATATGGGCGACTGGGAATGGGATTACTTCGAGTCTTGAAATGGATTGTGCCGTATCGGGAGGTTATTTACTTGTGGCTGTAGATACCAAAGCCACGAAAACGGTATATTGGAATGGGGCAGCATTAACGGTGGTGGATTCTGGCCCCGGGGGTTTTGATGTTGAACTCACAGCTCCCACATTTAATACCTCCGCAGTGAATACAAGTTATCAGTTGAGGGGGAATGGTACTTATCAAATAGCTTATCGTTTTTATGATTCTACGAGAGGTATATATAGTGCTTTGAGTGCCCCGCTTGTGGTGCGGTTAGACCACTACAAGACAACCAAGGCGGTGGGGACAATTAGTTTTTCCTCCGCAGGAAGTGGAGACGGGTTAATAGTTGCCGGGGATGTGTTTACAATCAACGGGAGAACTTATGAATATATTGATGCGGGATCGGATGTAACTATTGCCGCCGCTTCTGCTGCCACAATTTCAGCCCATGCAACTGCTTTAGCCGATGCAATCAATGGAGATAGTTCTGCGGAGGTTACTGCATCTGCACAGGCCGCAAGTGTGTTGCTGGAAGCCATCGCAAGAGGTACGGGGGGAAATGCCTATACTCTTAGTGTGACGGAAGTCGAACCTAATACGGATGATATTGCAGTATCAGGGAGCACTTTGTCGGGGGGCGGGGTCGTTACTGCCGACCCAGAAACACAGGTCAAAGTTACTATTGATTTCCCCGCCAATGATGCTGTTGTAGCTGGAGAGGATTATTCCAATGAAGCTGGTGGCGGATTTGCAAATCTATTCGATACGGTCGATATATTCCGCACAATCGACTTAGGTAATACAACCGCTACTATGGGGGCTATATTCTATCTTGAACAGACAATCGCCAAAACGGGGAATTGGGCAACCGCAGATGATTGGGATTCTTTAACCGCCGATATTGGGGGTCTTGTTGATGAGGCTTTGCCATTCCAGACGATGTATGACCCCGAGAAAGATATAGTAGTTGCACCTCCGCAGAGTGGAACAATTGGACGGTATAGTGAAATAACCTTTATGGCTCAAGCATCGAGTACGAATGGGGGATATGATACTTTGTCGAGTAGTCCAGAACATAATTCGCCGGAGTACTTTAGCACCTATAATACAAGAGTAGGAGACCCGGAGGATGGGAGACCATTGAGATTTATTCCTGCGGGGGATTCTTTGTTTCAACTCGGGTATAACGCCGTGATACATATTTTCAAGTCGGGGAAACTCAAACCTTTACAGTTTTCTCGGTTGCACAAGAAACGGGGAATTGTGGGGAAAGAAGTTGCCCATTCGTCCGGGAATAGTGTGTTTATGATTTCTGGGCTTGGTCTTGTTATTCTTAATGCCTCGGATGGGGGAATGGGAAATATAACGGCTGCCGACCGAGTTATATTTGATGATTGGAAATCGGAATTATCCACTATTAAGAGTTGTTATGATTCGTTGATGAATGCTTCTTTTTTCCTGAATCCGACTCGGGCGGAGATGCTTGTTATATGGCACTCAACTCAAATATGCTCTATGATTGACGGAGCTAATTTTGTGGGGGCTACTTCGGGACCGGATATTGCAACCGGCAAAAATGACCGAGCCTTTTTCGTTACGGCTACAGGACTTATAGTCAGCCCGGATAAATTGGAGACCGGTAGTGGTACGATGTGGGATTTGGATTCTTCCCTTACCCTTAACGGAACGGCCACTGCAACATCCAGTTCTACCCTAACAGATTCAGGAGCTACCCTACATGCGGATATGGTGGGGGCTAAGTTGTATATGACGAGTGGGGATAATGCGGGGGATTCCCGGGAAATAGCCACAATAGATAATTCAACGAAGGTATTCACATTTACGTCAAATTTCGATAACGATATAACATCGGGGGATAATTATGCAATTAGTCCTGTTCCATTTTCTTTGAGGGCTTGGGCATTACAAGCCGAGGAAGTATCCAGATTTAATCGTTGGATTACATCTGGGGTGGCTTTGAAGGTTAGGAAATTGTCGGGATTTGGTGATAATGTGAACAATAAATGGCGTGTGGGGGCCTATCGGAATAGTGGAACTTCCATTGAAAGTACCGTAGCCTATCCAACGGTTGATTCTAACCCAGCCGATTCTGCGGAGGGTTTGAATGTGGAAGGGATTGATATAGAACCGTATATAGAGCAGATTGCGTCTGGGGTGAAATTTGAGCTTACGGATACGGAATTTGCTGCAAGTTTTACGGAAAGTAGGTCTGTGAGTGCTACTTGTTGACAAAATCAAATAATGTGTTATAATTATAATATAAGAAAGTCTATAAAAATTGAAGGAATTTTATAATGGCTGATGTTATCCAGAAATACGTCAATGACTTAACATTGTCTGCCCCACTTGTACTACGAAAACGGGTTGAGAAAGCGAGAGCAGCAGCAGCGTCAACAAAGGCGACAGAACAAGCGGCAGCACAAGAAGCAGCAGCACGGGAAGTAGCAGCAAAGACAGCGGCAGAGCAGAAGGCAACAGCGGAGCAAGCGGCAGCAAAACAGGAAGCGGCAAGTATTGGAGGAGGAATTAATCCTGAACAGTATAGGGATATATTGCAACGGACAGCGGCTCAAACGAGGGATATTGGAGATACTACTGTTCCGGCTGGAGTGGAAAAAACCCTCGAATCACTTACAGGAGGGTATAAGGGGATAGGGGAAATGGCTGTTTCTGAATATGGGAAGCAGGCCGAAGCCCAAAAAGAGAGTGCAGAAAAGGCCGCAACTGCTCTGAAGATGCAGGGGGGAGCTACAATAGATTATTTGGAGCGGTTGGAAAATATAAGGAAAGGAGTTACCACTCAGGCTACTTCGGTTCGAGATTCTTTTTCGGCTGCGGCAGAAAAAGCGGATGAATATGTGCAGGCGGCCAAAGGCAGAGTTGGGGAGGTAATGGCCAAACTTGATGAGATAAATGCTGAAATAGGGAAAGACCGGGATTTCTCTAAGGCACATGCTATGCAGGCTTCGGTGCAGGCAACTCTTGGTTCGATGAAGGCGGAGGAAAGGAATATTCTGGAAACTTATGGGACGGGAAGTAAAGAATATCAACAGTTTCAGGCGAGCAAAATGAATGCTCTGGGGACTGTCCAGAGTAATATACATGCAGCATATCAGCAGTTGCAGGAGAAACAAGGGGAGACTTATCTTAGCACCGTTAGTGATGCCTATACTAAATCCAATATGTATTTGGGATTTCAGGAACAACAGCATGTGGATATGTTGAAGTATAAGGCGGACGCACAGAACGCTTATGATTTACAAGTGGCTCAATTTGAAGTAGGTGTTGAGCAATTAAAGTCGGCAGGAATGGAAAATCTTGCTAATTGGATAATTGAGACTCCTACCTTCACAATGGATGCCACTCCACTTATAACTATGCTATTTGATTTATATTCTACACAAGTAACTGGACAGCAAGCGGCACGAGTAGCAAAAGCAGCAGAAGGCGGAGGTGGAATTGATTGGGGACAATTAGCTGGTATGGGAGTGGGGAGTCTTTTCGGAGGAGTTGGGGCAGGTGTTGGTGGTGCTATTGGTGACCTTTTTTGATTAATGATAGATTTTTTTATTTTAGGATTTAATTATGCCAAGAGGAAAAGATGCTCCTATACAGACGGGGGGTCAATTAGACCCGTACGTTCAACAGTCTATGCAACAAAGCAAGCAACAGCAGGAAAATAGGTTACTGGCGGCTATGCAAGAAAAAGGAGCGGCCCAACGAGCGACCCAGCAGGGAAGAACAGCGGCTATGCAATCAGGGGTGCAAATGGGAGCACAAGCAGTTTTGGAGCGAAGAAGGCAAGCTGCCGAAATGGAAATGGCCGATAAACGTGCTGCGGAGAATGAAAAGGCAAGACGGGAGGATAGAGAGTTTACTGAGGTTATGGCTAAAATCAATATGGAATTTCAAGCCAAAGAATCAGAGCTTTCGAGAGCAATGCAAAAGGCGATGTTTGAACAAGACCATGCCGCTAAGAAAGAAATAGCAGAGAAACAGTTGGCTTGGGACAAGTTCAATGCTGTATTAGGGGAGAAGGCACAGATTCGAGATACGAATGTGATTGTTTCCCTTATTAAAGGAATGAAAAAAAGTAGTGAAAACGAAGAAAGAATGAAAACAACAATGTTCAATCAAGCCGACCAATTCGATAGGGATAAGGATAAGTATGATTCGGCGAAGGAAAATGTGAAAATGAGCATTGAGAATGATAAAAGAATGGATGGCATCATTCCTCGGTCTGCTTGGGAGGTATATACGGGGGGGAAGGAAGTTGGTGTAAGCACATTGGGTTTTGTGTCTCCTGCGGCCATTGGGCATAGATTTTATAAAGAGAAGAAAAAAGTCGAAGAAGAAGGAGTTATTAATCCGATGGGGGTTCTTCAGGATCAGATTACTCGGCGACAGGGAAAAATATCAGTGGAGGATTTAACCACAGAGAATATCCATAGAATCAAAGAACAGATTATAGAGGGAACTATCCAGACTGAAGATATTAATGAGACTCTGGGAGTAATGGATGCAATGCTTGAGGTTATTGCTGACAAGAAGCAGTCTGTGGATAGTAAAAGTCGGGAATCTGATTTCTTGGGGGATACTCATATCAGGATTTCCCAGCTTAAAAGGAATCTTACTAAGTTGGAACATAGCGATACGAAGATAAAAGGTTCTGAAACAGAGACAGTTGGTAAACGGGTTTCGTATGCTTTAAGAACCATTAGAAATAGTTCTCCTGGGAATCGTGTTTCTCGTGCGAGAGCGGCAGGGGGGGACAAAGGAGTGGATATTGTTTTAGAGGAAATGTCAGCCCCAATGGAACCTTATGAGCCTATGCAGATTACTGAAGGTATGAGCAAATATGACCTTGAACCTATACAATGGTACAATGAACAGATTTTTCCTCTTTATGAAAAACAAGTTGGAATTGGAGGATTACGATAATGGTTCCTGTAGCATACGGAGCGGGATTGGCAGCAGGTAAAGCGGGGATGGCACTTAAAGCATTAATGGGGTCTAAGTATTTTCTTCATTTATTACTTGGAGCGGGGTATTTGGGGGGCAAAGGAATTACTGCCGCTGAACAGGCCGGAGAGCGGGGATTAACCCGAGAACAAATGAGGCTGCAAGAATTGATGCAGAAGGCTTCTGCGGAGGCTACAGAGCGGGGTTATAAGGAATCTCGTGCCAAAGCAAAAGAATATACGGAAGCCTTATTGAAAATGAGAAAAGAGGAAATGAGAGAGTCTCGTGATATTGCCGCTATGCAGGCTTTTACAGAAAGTCAAAATCAACAAATGGCCTTGGTGCTTCAAGCAGTGCAAGCAATAGGACAACGTCAGCCAGGAAGAGGAGGGGCTGGGGTACTTGGATTATTGAGAGGAGGATTTTAACATGCCTAATGGAAGCGATGCCTATTATGACCAATTATTCGGGCCAGAAGCCGGACAAGGTGCTGGAGGGATTCTTAAAGGAAAGCCTTCTCTAAAAGGTATTCAGGAAAGTTTGAGTAGGGGAATGCAGTCTCCTCTTGCAAAGGGAATAGGGGGTTCGTTATTTTTTGATTGGCTTTTGAATCAGGTAATGGGAGGGATACATGGTCGGGGAATGCGTGGGATTCAGAGGGCGGGATTGAGAAGTCAGGCCGAAATGATAACACCGGAAAATCTATATTATCAGGCCGCCTTACCACAAGCTCAAGAGGAAGAGGCTATGGCACACCAAGCTTTAATGCAACAAATAAGCGGGGGTGTTTTGGGGCCTTCTCTTGCAAAAGGGGAATATAGAATTGGGGGCTAAATGCCTAAAAATGCTGCAAAAATCCTTGCTAAACTTATTCAAATGTATCGTGCCGGATATGTGAGGGCAGCTCAGTCCTCAATAGGGGCACAAAATATAAATCAGGCATTAATGAATTTTATTTTAGGTGCAAAAAAAGTACAACCAATGGGCATGTCTTTTACAAAAAAAAATACAGACGCTATATTAAAGACTATTCTAAAAGGTGGATTAGTAAAATAATTTTTATTTTTCACTTGACTCCCTCCGCAGGATTTGGTATAATTTAGAAAATGAAATTTAATTGAAAGATAGAAAAATGACTCTAAAAGAATTACACACAAAAATTGAAGAAATTTTGACGTTGAGTCCTTCTTATGGAAACAGGGTAGTTCTATTTTGGAGAGGAAAAAAACCAAATGGAGATGATGCTTTTGGACAAGCTCGGGAGATTATAAGTTGCACCTTAAAAATGGCTACGGGTTTAACAGAAAATTGTATTGTGTTGTCGCCCATTCTTGATTTTTCTGATTGGAAAGTTCCAGAAGATTCTTACGCCTAAATATAATTTAGAAAATGAATTTTATTTGAAAGGAATAGAAAATGAATTTATTTACAATGATTTCAGTTTTTTGTGTGGCTTTTATGATTAGTTTATTTTTCATTTTTGGGGGGATATTCAATTTGACAATAACAACAATAATAGTAATTCTTTTCACTATTCAATGTTATATACGATATAAAACAGAGAAATTGAATGGCTAAATATAATCCAGACGAAGATGTTCCTTATGGTATTGCTGCGGCTGATTTTCCAATTACATTCTATGATAGACCTCAATTAGCTTTTGCTAATTTGCTGCGGGGGGACATCGACCCAATGACTCGGGCTATCTTTAGCCCTCAAACTTTGACTCCACACGAGATTCAATCGTTTCGTAATGCTCTGTTCAAAGGAAAGAAGCCAGACCCTATACTAAAAACTATAACGGATATTGCCACGAATCCGTTAGTTATTATGGGACTTGTAGTGGGGTTGTGGAAATTTCCGATTGGCTCTACGAAGCCTATGCTTGATTTGGCAAAAGGGATGATGCCAAAGGCTAAAGCTATGGGAGAAATAATGTCAGGGATACATCCGGCCATTAATAATCTCCGCAGTGTCCCCGGAATGTACCAAGCTATGGCGGATGTTATAAGTTCTAAAACGAAATATCTATCCAAACAAATCGATAAAATTGAGAAGATGTTTGGCAAGGCTGGTCGTCTCTCTAAAGTAGAAGGGTATGCAGTAGCTGCGAAATTAGATGGATTAGACAAACCAACTCATGCAATGGTAAAAATGCTTGGGAATGAACCGGAAATCGTAGCTATTATGGGGGGCAAAGATGTTCCTATTGCTGGCGGAATTAGTGGCAAGATGAGAAAGGAAGTGCACGGTCTTTATGGGGATATGCGGGGGTGGTTAAATCAAGTCAAAGATATGTTAAAAGGTACTCCTGGAGGAGAGAAACGAGTTAAAGATTCTTTGGCAAAATTGGGATTAACTTATGGGGATGAGATAGATGATTATTTCCCAAGAAATGCTCAATATGATAAATATTCTTTGAAGGCAATACGAGGTACAACCCGTACCAACTATAAAGCATTTATGCGTAAAGAAGCTAAGACTGGCCCATTATCTAAAGAATCTATTGCAAGAACTGGCGGGGGAATTACTAATTTAGAACAACTACAAGAGATGGAATCGGCGGGGCTTATTCCACGAGGTTATACTAATGCTGCCAGAACTGTTTTTAATAGATGGGGAGACGATGCTGCTCTTGAAGTGGAGAAAGTTTGGAAGGACGTTCAGGGATTAGGATTAGATTCTGGGCGAGCAAATGTTGAATTTATAAGTAGAATGGAAAATTATTTCACGAAGGGGGCAGGGCAAAAACTTGATTTTGCGGGGAGATTTGGGGGCAAAAAAACCGCAGCAGATACGTTGAATGCTATGGCAGACTCTTTAACAGAAGCCCGTATCAAAGGGGAAGATTTCTTTCGAGCCGAAGTGCGAGATGTGGGACGGGTTATGGGGACTCCCCGGCAGTATACTCTCGATATTTGGGATGCTACCAAAAGATACACTAATGCAACCGCTACTACCTATTCCTGGCATGGAACCGGGGCTGGTGAGAGAATAAACGTTATAGCTAATAAACCCGGGGTGTGGGAGAACATGCCTTGGGGGGAATCTTATGTGTATGACGATATAGTTCCACATCTTATGGGTAATAAATCATGGCAGGAACTACGAAGGTCTATTTGGTTTTCTACCAAGAAAGCCAAGGTGCATGAGTTCGTTAAAACACATCCGATGGTGGAACAGATTGTTGGTAAAAAGGGCAAGGATTGGTTAATGAAAGGAACAGGAGACATTTCAGGTTCTTGGTCTGCGGAGGGTGCAGGAGCAAATATTTCTCATTGGTTTCATCTTTCGACATTAGGGGGTAACATTTCTCCGGCAAGTAAAAATAGTTTACAAACTCTAATAACTACACTAAATCAAGTTGGTGTAATGGGCATGTATCGAGGATTGAAGGGTGTTCCAGGCAGTGAAGGTGCTCTTGCTAAGATGGGGAAATATCTTAAAATGATGATAGTGGATAGAAAATCCACGAAGGAGGCTTTTAGATTAGCATTTCCAGAATATGTAGCTGATATGGGAGAAGCATCTAATATTGTAGAATCACTACTTGCTGGGGATATTGCCAAAGAAGGACTTTCAAGAAAGATGTTTAGCGGGGCGGGGTGGAAAAGAATATGGGAGAAAGTTAAGACGGGGATGTTGATGCCTTTTGCCACATCAGAAGGTGGCAATAGAATTATGTCATATTATGCAGGTAGGAATCAACACCTGTATGAAAATAAACATATATTAGCCGGGGCTTCATCCGCAGTAAGAGATAAGATAGTCAAGGAAGCTGGGAAAGTTGGACAGACTTTGACGATGACGACTCAGTTTACAGGGGGGCCGTTGGGGATTCCTAAAGCTCTAATTAATATGTGGCCTCCTTGGAAGCAGTTTATGCACTTTCCTATGCGATTTGGAGCTTTCCTACACCAGTCTCTTAGGATGGGGCCAGACCCCTCTAAATTGGATTGGGGTACAATAGGACGGACTATGGCAGGTTCTACAGCTATGTATTTGGGAGCAAAGAACTTGTTGGGAGTGGATATATCATCTGGTTTGGCGATGGGGGCTTTGCCTATACCAACATACGAAGGGTCTCCCTTCTATCCATTCCCTCTTGTACCGCCAGCAGTAGGAGTTATCGGCACAGGGGCGAAGGCTCTGTTGACCGGAGAGGGTAAAGACTTAGGGGCTACGGCAGCTTTATTAGTGCCTGGCGGAATAGCGGCGAGGAAAGCGTATCGAGCTTTGCATCCTAAATATGCAGATTATAAAAATAGAACTCCAGATGGAAGGATTCCGATTTATAATAATAAACATGCTTTGATTGGGGCAGTAACTCCTTTTCAGTTGACATTGAAAACATTGGGATTACGGCCTTCAAGTGTAGCCGCAGAGCAAGCGGCGGCACAGTGGTTACTGGCCCAACGGGAAAAAATTCGAGCGTACAAACGAGATTACCTACAGGCATTGTCGGAAAATGATAACAGGAAGGCCGAAGCCGTTCAGAAAGAGTTCACTAAGGCTTATCCGGAATTAGGCCCTCTACAAATAAAGAAGTCCGATATTAGAGCACTTGAGAACCGGCGGGAGATTTCACGATTACACCGAATTGAACGTGGTTTGCCTTCCGCCTATCGACCTTTATTCTCCCAGATTTTAGGTGAGGCCAGCCTTGCCAATATCACACGAGACATTGACGTAGGTGATGTCGGTCTTGGAAAATATTTGCAATAATTTTTATTTTTCACTTGACTCCCTCCGCAGGATTTGGTATAATACACACATATTGAAAGGAACGAAAATGGGATATTTCAAAAACAATCCTAAGAAGCCTTTTGAGGTTCGTGTTCCCAACAAAATCAGGAAACGTATTGCGATGCACGAAGAGACTCCTGTATATGTGAAACCCCCTATTAGAAGTGCAACTGAAATTTTAAGAAGGCGATATAAACGAGACTCCTTATGGTCACGATTCGTCAATAGACTAAAGAAATTTTTGGGGTGAAAAATGTATGAAAATATAGACGATAATGGTCGAATTGTGAAATGTCGAAAAAAACAGCAATGTGAATGGTGTGGGATCATAATTCAAAAAGAGGAAAAGGCTATTATTAGAGTTTATAAATTCGAGGGGGATTTTAATTCGTCATATCAACATCCGGAATGTTACGAAGCAATGAGAGAATCTTTCAAACAAAATCTTGTTGATTCCGATGGGTCTTTCAATTCGTGTGAACAATCCAGAGGAGCATTAATCGGAGATGATTAAATTCCAATCCCATCCTGATTGTACGAAATGTTCTCTTTGTGAATCGGCCTCTAACCCTGGGATTCCGACGAGACCTTTCCGGGACAATCAACCTGTTTCTAAAGATAAGGTTCTGTTGATTGTCGGGCAAAATCCAGGCGTAAATGAAGATAGAGCAGGGAAATCTTGGATTGGTTATACAGGGCAGTTGCTTGGCAAATTCATTGAGGCATCCGAATTAGAAAAGTATTGTGATATTTATTTGGCCAATGCCTGTCGTTGTCGGCATCCTCAAGGCGGGGACATAACGCAAGCACAAGTGAGAGCCTGCCGGGATTATTTATTTGTAGATATCCTATTTTTGTTGAGTCAATATGAGGAAGTTATTATCTTCGCTATCGGAGCAAAAGCCGTTTATAGTGTCACCAACAACAGTGCCCTGAAAGATGTCTTTAAGAAACAAGGGGGAACGATGTTGGATTTCCCAATGATTCGAGTCTTTAGCACTTTTCACTTGGCGATGTTGCATCCATTGAGAAAACCGGCATTGGTACGGGCGGTTGAATCTCATTTTGTTCTTCTGCGGAGGTATTTGGAGGGACAGTTTATTCCAAATGAGGAGATTGAAGAACCGGAACTTGGAATATCTGTCCCTGATGAACTTCCTGATGTCGTGTCTTGTGATATTGAAACTTATGGAATCTTGAAAGGAGTAGAGCAGACTGTTTTCAATCCGATTAAATCTAAATATATTGACGGGGTTGATTTCCCCGACCAAGTAATTTGTATTAATTTTTCATGGCGAGACTTGACGGGGATAATACACTCCGCAGAATACGTTTTCAGTGACTCGAAGCATTTACAGATTATTCGACAATGGTTTAGAGTCCTATCACAAAAGGGGATTACTCTTGTCGGACAAAATGTAAAATTCGATTTGATGTATTTAGCCTCCGCAGATAGGGAACTTCGTTATTGGATTGACCCCCGCAGATTGAAAATGGATGATACTTTGATTTTGAGTTTTCTTTTATATGAGCAACAGCCAGAGAAAGGTCTCAAGGAATTGTCGATGTTATTTGGTATTTCCGATTACCAAAAGATAATGATTTCTGGTGGGTCTGGTAATGCTAAGTCCCCTTGGGATAAGGAGTTACATAAATACAATGGAGTCGATGGTGTCACCACCTTGAAGTTGAGAGAAGAATTATTGACAAGGCTCGTTGACCGATACGGAGAGGATTCGGAAAAGTTGAGTGACGAATGTGCTTGGATGAGGAATGCTATTGTGTGGGACACTTTCGATTTGGATTTGAATGGCAGTGCTTTGGATGTCACGAAGTTGGAAAAATTTCATAACGAAGAACAAGTACGGTGCCAGCAGCTTCTTGAATATACAGAGACAGAATATGGTATAAAGTTGGCGGGTCGGGGTTCGGATAAACCATTACGACAATTTTTCTTGGAGTGTGTGGAAGAAGCTGACTTAATAGGAGACAGCCGAGTTCAATATACTGACAAGACGAAAAATATTTCTATTGGGGTGGAGAACGCTAACCTGCTGAAAAAGCATTTACCAGAGGGGATACATTTGGACATTGTATCTAACTTTCAGGAATATAAGGAAAGGAGCAAAATTGTCAATACCTATACAAAACCTCTACTGTCCAATCCAAGACAAGGTATTGTTATCCGAAATGGAAATGTCGGGATGGTTTTCCCATCGTGGTATCCCATTCCCAGTTACTTTGAGCGGGGAGGAAGTTCCGATGATAAAGTCGGAGGTCAAACCCAGGGACGCTTTAGTTGTAAGAAACCTGCGAGACAAACTGAACCACATTCTATTAGAGATTGCTCCACATCTCGATGGAGGGGGGGAAAGTTAGTTGAGTATGATTATAATCAAGACCACTTAAGAATGGCGGCTTTACTTTCAGGAGACCCGCCATTGATGGAAATTTATCAAAAAGAAGGAGAGAGTGTTCATTTGAAAACAGCAGCGGATGTTTTCCCTGATTTATTTTGTTCGGACTTCAAGAAAAAATACCCCAAAGAATATACAGCTTGTAAGAGTCTAAACTTTTTGGTTATCTTCAAAGGAGGCCCGGAGGCTTTTCAAAAAGTAGTGCTCGGAGATGCCGGGGTAGAGTTGGAATTGTCTTTTTGCCAAAGAGCTATAAATGTATGGTATAATAAACATCCTGTCTATAAAGAGTGGCAAGACAGATTAATTGATTTAGCATCAAAACAGGGATACCTTGTATTGCCTACGGGATGGAGTAGGACTTTTGGGCTTGGGCCGAGCGGAGTAGCCAGCTATACAAATGAAATCTGTAACTTTATGCACCAGACTCCTTGTGCTCAACTTTTACAATCTGCACATTATCAGATAATACAAGAGTTTCGAGATTTGCATTTGAAAACTCTTATTTGTTTGCAGATTTATGATGCCCTTTTCGCCGACATTTTCCCCGGCGAGGAAGAAGTCGTCGATGAAATTATAATCAGAAATATGGAACATCCCTACGTCCTCGATATATTCTATCGGTGGGCTGGAAGGGAAATTCCTTGGGTAACGGAGAAACGAGTATATGAGTAACGAAATGAAAACTATTCCTGAATTTCCTGACTATGCCATTACAAAAGAAGGAATACAAAATATGAAAGAAGTCAAAAAAGTGTATGAAGAATGTAAGAAAAGATTTCCCAATCGTCCTCCTGACGAAATTGATTTTGGATTAGGATGGAAAGAAGCTCTGTTGTGGTTTTGGAAAGTGGCGGAGCATTTAAGTCCATCGGATTGTGATTTGCTTGATAAGGAATTGGGAAATGATACCTCGAAAGACCGATAAACATTGGCGTTATAAAATACCAAATGTTATTACGATTCAGATTGATTCTCGTGAACAATTTCCGTTACTATTTCCAGCTATAATTAAAATAGGCGACCCAGAACTCACCCACAAAATGATTCCAATAGCAGTAAAGCAGGAACGAGTCAAGTTGGACTGTGGAGATTACCGGCTCAAGGAATATCCCGAAGAATGTATTGCAGAACGTAAGGCGAGCCAGCTTGAGATATATAAGAACCTTAATGAGTCCCACGACCGGATTAGACAGGCAAAAGCATTTCGGCGATTGATTGCATCCTGCCGACATCCCCTTTTGTTGGTAGAGGCTTCTCCGCAGGAATTGCTTGGGGATGATCCAAAAATCCAGAATCCAGAATTAGTTGCCCATCGGCTATCCCTTGCTATTGCGAAGTATGGTTTTCATGTTATCTTCTTACCATGGAAAAGCCGATGTGCCAATACTCGGCGTAAGGTGGGACATTTACTTTTACATTTGATGTTGGGATATGCCCTGCAAAGGACTTTCGATGTGCCCCCCGTATTATTAGAGGAGAAATAAAATTAGAAAAGAAAAATACCATTTTTATCCCAACAATAAACCCATGACAGATATGACAACAGCATGTGGAAGGGATGGATATAAAACAGGGGGTCTTATAGCATTCTTTTTCGAGAGAGTAAAGCAAAATGAACGTTGTAAAATTTGTAATCGGCGATTTGAAAAGGAGAAATAATGAAAATAAAGGTTGACTTTATTATTGCGTTAGCCCTCACACAATATCGAATATTAAATACAAAAGAAATTGGAATTTTATATAAAATAGGGCTTGATTAATGTCAAATATTTGGTATAATATAGTTGTAGGGGCAGACGTTAAAAAACTACAAACACCCTATAAAGAACGGACTTGCCCCTTTTTTTCTTCAACCTCCGCAGGACGGGGTTGGATTCACAGATGTGTTTCCAGCCCCATCCGTTTTTCTGAGAAAGGAATTCCGTGACAACAAAACATAAACAGAAAAAGTCTGAAGAAAAATCCCGTAAGTTGCCGCCAATAGTTGTTGTCCCCGACAAAACCTATACAGACGATACAGGTAATGTAATCCCCACAGATGTCATACTCGTTTCAGACCGATATTTTTACGAAAAAATGCAAACACTCTTGGAGGCTTGGGACAAGTGATAAATCCTAATCGTGAAACCAGTGAAGATGTTCTGCGGAGGCTCAAGGAAGCAAGCTATGAGCGGATGCGGATTGAGTTGAAAAATTCCATTGAAATGTTGATGGAAGATTTCGGTATGACTTGGAATGACGTGGGTCGATTATTAGGGATGAGGGGAATAGAAAAAAATCCTATGTGGGAAAAATATGCCAAACAGAATATAATAGAGGAGGGGATGACATTGGAAGAATTGAATGATATTGCCCATATCTTTAGCTGTGACCCCTACGTGATTTTCAGACCTCGATTTCCCTGGACACGAACTTAATATTTTTTCCAAAAAAGACTTGACTTGGGATTTTGGATGTGGTATAATGCTGTTTTGAATGAAACAGTATTTTGAAAGGCCAGAAAATGAAAATTGAAGATATTCAGATGAGGCCGTTTACCTGCCATCAATCATCTATATCTCTTGCACATGGGTGTGAACGCTGTTTCTTTCTGAAAGAGAGATGGGGCGTTGAGTTGCGAGGAGTCAAGGTAAAAGAAGGAGCATCGCTCGGGAAAATTTATCACAAGTTCCAACAACTTGGCCCCGGCCACGAACAGGAAGTGCAGGCTTGGGTACGCAAGATGCAAACTGATTTGATGGCTCAAGTTGATAGAGGGGAGGACTTGGATGGACAAATACTTCGGCTGGCAAATCTACTCACGACACTTTATAATAAGGCTGAGGCTATGGCCAAACTCTTCTGGGAATGTTATCCAACTCCGGATTATCTAAAGACAATCGGAACCGAAATAAAACATTCGATGATAATTCAAGATGGGGCATTGAAGGGGATGGTGTTAGGAGGAACCATTGACAAACTCATCCAGGATACCCGCAATGGAGACATTTGGATTCGAGACCATAAAAGCACTGGGATGAAAACACTTGATGTTATTTTCGCAGGGTTTCCTTGGTCAACTCAAGCGAGGATATATCGAATCTTGGCCGAGGATTTCTACAAAAACTTTGCTTCCCTAAAAGGATTTATTCTGGATGGGATTTTGAAACCAGGGATTAAGCTCTGTGGCAAAGACGAGAAAAATGCAAAACTGTGGAATTGCGATGTTGAAGAAGCCTACCTCCGCAGGGTTAAGGAATGGTATGCTGAAAGTGGTACAGCTGCAATTCGGTCTCAAGCCATAATGTTCAATGAGCCATTAGTCTCCTGGGAATTGATGCATGAATTGTTGACAATGCAGAATCTTGGGAGTCGGCCAAATATTCCCGAAGCATATAGTCGGGACCCGTCGAGATTCCACTGCTTCCTATATGGTTCACAATGTATCTATTATGATTTGTGTGAGTCGCCGAAATCAAGATGGCCGGAATTGTTTGAAACAAAATATAAAATCCGAGAATTGGAGCCAGAAAATGAAGATTCTGAAACTGACAGCGAATAATTTTAAGAAGTTATCGGCGGTGGAGATTACGCCGGATGGTAATATGGTTATCATTTCCGGCAAGAATGCGGCTGGAAAAAGTAGCGTGCTTGATGCTATTGAAGCAGCCTTGTGCGGTGGCAGAAATCTTCCAAAACAACCGATTAAGACTGGGGAACATCGAGCAAAAGTGGAAATAGATATGGGGGAATATAAAGTAACTCGGAAATTCCTTGGGACGAATTCTACCTTAACTGTTGAAACTACAGGAGAAACCAAATCCAAGGTTTCGAGTCCACAGGCTTTTCTGGATAAAATAGTTGGGGCTATTTCCTTTGACCCGATGGCTTTTATGAAGAAAACCCCCGCAGAACAACGAAATGCTTTGATGGAATTTCTCGGCTTGAATTTAGACGTGTTCGATAACAAAATTGAAGCTCTGAAAACAGAACGTTCAGATGTTCGGAAAGAAAAAGAACGGAAACTTTACGAGGTGGATAGCATTGCATTTACGCCAGGTATCCCTGTGGTGGAACAAAGTGCAGATGAATTACTGAAAAAATTAGAGACTATCCGAAAATACAACGAGCAATGTCAGCGAGTTGAAACAGATAATGCGGTTACAGCCAGTCAATTAGTGACAATACGCGAAGATATTGATGCTGCCCAAAAAGCGATTGAGGCATGGAAAAAGAAAGTCGCTTCTCTTATAACTATGAAAACTGAATTAGAGAAGCAAATAAAACCAAGCCCTATTCTGGAAAACCCTGCGGAGGTTGAAGCCAAAATAAAATCTTTGGGGGATACCAATGAGGCTATTCGGCGGAATAACCGCAAGAAACAAGCAATGGTCGAATATGAGACACATTGTAAGGCGTATAGTGACCTTGGGGAACAAGTTAAGATGACGGAAGCCAGTAAAGCACGGAAAATGGCCGAGGCTATTATGCCAGTTAAAGGACTTACGATTCAATCTGATGGGCTGGCATTTGAGGGGATTCCACTGGAACAGGTGAACGATGCCAAGAAATTGGAGATTTGTGTGGCGATTGCAATGGCCTTCAACCCAGAACTAAAAGTCCTGCGGATTAACGGCAATGACCTCGATAAGGATAGCTTGGCGACAATCGGTAAACTCATTACCGACAAGGATTATCAGGTATGGATAGAGAAAATGACCGACGAAAACACAATCGGATTCTACATTGAGGACGGAACCCTCACGGAGACACGAAAAGTTGAAAATCAATAGGAAAGTTTGTTGGGTAATTACATTAGGACGACATCTTTGGAAGCATTATCCCGGCCAAAAAAGATATGTGCGGTGTCGGCTTTGTGGGCAGATGCCAAAATATATGTGGCAAACTTTGTGTAAGATGAAAGGTAAAACAAATGTGGAAAAAAGCAATAGTTGTCGTTAGTTTGATTTTGTTGGTGGCAGGAATTGGATGTGTTCCGCTGTCCTACTATATTACACCGGCAACTGTGGATGGAAATGCCGTGAAGTATGTAACCTCCGCAGGAGTAGCTGATGTGAATGATTTTGCCGGGTATCCTAACTTGGCCAAGGCTAAATTGCTGGACGAGAAGGTGGATGCTGCTTATGCCATAAAGACACAAGAGGTGAAACATTTAGTTGAGGACAATAATCTGGAATATAGTTTGCTCAAAAAGGTAACTGTCCCCAATGTAACGGCTGGATTGGAGCGGGAACAGGCCACATTCGGGGAAAATGGTTTGGTGACTCTTGGATTAAGCTGTTTGGGCGTTGGCGGTCTTGGATCAGTCATAGGACTTATGCGAAAACGCCCCGGGGACATAACCAAAGAGGAACATCAGCAGGTATTGGCGGATGTACAGGGGAAGTCTGTGGCCGAATTATCAGAGAAGGAAAAACAGCTTACGGAATTGATAGTGGGTTTTGAGAACTTGAAGAAAACCTTCAAACCAGATGTTCATTTACTTGATACCTTCAAAACACTGATGAATAAGGCTCAAGATACCTCGACCCGAGTGGCCGTAGCAGAAATCAAGGCAAAACTACCGATTACATAAAGGAGAATACAGTGGCAACCATAGAACAACCAAAAAATATTCAGCAAACAGTTCAAGCTGGGGGAGTCAAACCTCCACAAGGAAATGTGGTATTGCCTGCAACTCCTAATACTGTGCCGGTGATTCCTATGGATTGGGCAAAACTTGGGGTCGAAACCGGATATAACCCTAAACCTGCGGAGGATTTGAACCTGTGGATTGTCGGACCAAGTGGAGAAGGTAAAACCACATTTAACTCAAGCATTCCGAACAACCTGATTTTGGATTTTGACAAGTCGGCAGAAAGTATCATAGGAACAAGAGCAATGCGGGTTGCAATAAGGGACTACGAGCACTATATGGAGATTACTCAAAAATTAATTGATGAGGGAAAGGGAGGGAAGCACTTTGTTCATCGGATTTCTGTCGATACCGTTGATGAATGGGTGGGAATGATTGTCAATCGGCTTCAATTTGAAAAAGGTGTCGATGATATTACAGAATTCGGTAGTCAGGGACATGGGTGGTCTATGATTCGGGAGCGATGTTGGTCGAGATTGAGGGAGTTGGAAGAAGCCGGATTTGTGTGGGCTTGTGTCGGTCACATGATTACCAAAACAGAGACAAATCCCGTTACTCATAGGGAAAGAACAGTTGTCCGAGATGCTGTGTTTCCTTCATTTGCCGCCAAGATTGTCCGAAGTAGTGATTTTAAGCTGACGATTTATTGTATCAACCAGGAAATTGATAAAAAGGAAAAACGGAAAACTAAAAGTGGTCAGGTTATTGAGGTAATCTGTGGAACGGAAATGTCCTCAACGTATTACCTTGATTCCTATACGACAGCGGAGCGGGAAGGGAAGGGGAGAGCGGCTCCTGGGATGATTCGGAAATTTGAAATCCCACGGGTTAATGCGTGGAATGTGTTTGTCCGAAATTATAATGTTGCAGTTGAAGCTGCAAAAAAACAAAACAAATAATTTTTTAGGAGACCTGTTATGGATTTGAATTTTGAGCAGATGCTTGCAGAGCATAATCAGAACTACAGGGAGGCGGAGGTTTACACCGATTGGATGCCTCCCGATGGGGAATATATCATATCCCTCATCAAATTAGACAAAGGAACCTCCAGCAAGGACGGGGAAAATTTGGTATGGTGGAAGCTCACAGGGAGAATTGAGGATGTTCAGGATGAACAACTCAACGGTAAAGAATTCAGCGTTGGGTATTACACTTCCCGAGCATTCGGTATTCTAAAAGGAGCCGTGAATGTTTTGTCCGGTGGCACGATTAACGACCTTGGTCAAGCCAATGCTGTTCTCGAAGCTGCTGTCGGTTTGGTTATCCGAGGGAAGGTTCGCACTTCGATAAGTCGGAAAAATGGCAAGGAATATACCAACTGCTTTATCCTTGATGTCATTAATACGACTCCAGAAACCTCCGTTGAACCGGTCGATGCGGGCGATGGACGCCTACCCGAAGCACCACCGATTGAGTAAAAAAGAATTCAGTGCAATAAAGCACGTGGTTAAGGATAGAAGCTCGGTGGTAGAGCACCGGAATGTACCGGGGGCGTGGGTTCGATTCCCACCTATCCTTTTATGGAAGCTGTTACGATACCTATTTCGATTTGTCCTCATTTTTCGCAAGGGAAACCACGAGGTTGTTACTTATTGGCCAAACGGTTATTTCTAAAAGACCAACCGATATTGGCAAGGCAGCAATATGTGGGATTCAACGGTTTTCTGTTTGTGACGGTTGTACATCCTATTTCCTGGGATACGGTTTTTAAGGCGGCTATTTTAATCCCGCAGATGGATGGCAGGAATATTCAATGGCTTGGGACAGTTCCTCTTTATCCATTACAAGGGGGATTCAGGGTTTATCTGCCTGAAACTATACTGAAGGCGGGGGATTTTGGTAAAGTTGAAGGAGTCGGAATCTTTAGGAAATACGAGGCTCCGGGATTTACCTGTTATTATTTGGAAATACCAAAATTGTCTGTGGAAGTTTTATTAGGAAAGGAAGAATTAAAATGACGAAAAAAACAAAGCGGGTTTGGGGGTTATATTATACAACTCGGGCAAATTCGATGAGTCGCTGGGAACGGAATGATTGGACAGGGCCTTGTGGAGTGTATATAGTGGGACGAGAGCTTCCCGGGTTTTATCTTAATTGTCTTTCGGACCGGCCTTTCTTTTTTAGAACCAGAACATTAGCGAGGCAAAAAGTAAAAGAATTGACGAAAAAAACAAATGTTTCTTGGCAATGGGTTAAATATACAGTCCGTCCTATTACATTGTCTTGGACGGAATAGATTTTTTAGGAGAATAGAAATGCCAGCAAAATATACTTGTGGGGATTGTACTTTTTTTAGGCCAGACAGTTTAGATGGTTGCCAATTTCCCGGGAATTTTACGGGGGGAGATAGTATCGCTTGTATTCAGTTCAAGCCTAAAACCTCCGCAGAAATACGTAAATTTGAGACGGGAGCCACTCGGGATACCAATAGTGGGAAACTCAACTATGTGGGAGCTTTGTCTCCCATTGTATTGCAACGATATGTACAGTATTTGGACGCACACAGGAAACAACCAGATGGGTCTTTGAGGGATTTTGATAATTGGAAAAAAGGAATCCCGATTGAGGTATATTTTGAAGGTTTAGGCCGACATTTTGTGGCGACTTGGTTACTCGCTCAAGGATTCTCTGCGGAGGATAATCACGGGCCGGTTACATTAGAGGATTCCCTTTGTGCAAGTATTTTCAATGCTTCTGGGTGGTTGCATGAAATATTGAAAGCAAAACTACCGAAAAAATCAGAGGGTTAAAATGAGAACTGGTTTGATTGTGGGTTTAATTATTGTGTATGTTGTTTTGGGAATTGTCGATTTAAGAAATCATAATATTGCAACAGGTATATCGGCATTTTTACTTGCAGTAGTAAACGGTTTATTATTTTTCACAGGAGGGAAAACATAAAAGAAAGGAACGAAAATGCCTGAAATGACAAAGAAAATAACACATATCGTGACTTATACAGGGAAAGTGTTTGAGTTTTTGAATCCTAAGCCGGAAATGGTGTGTATTGAGGACATTGCCCATGCTTTAGCGAATGTGTGTAGATATACGGGGCATGCCAAACAGTTTTATTCAGTGGCTCAACATTGTGTGCTGATGGCTAATGCAGATTTACCTGGAGACCCGTTGGCAAGATTGCTACATGATTCTGCGGAGGCTTATATAGGGGATTTGACCAGTCCTTGGAAGGGACTGCTTCGTGTAACTATCCCCGAATCCAAACTGATTAATGCCTATTATGAACCAGTTAGGGCTTTTGAGCAGAGGCTTGAGGCGGTGATTGGAATGGCTTTAGGAGTTGATCTTAGTCCAAACAAAGAGATTAAATTGGCGGATACCCGGATGTTTTGGACGGAGGTTCGGGATTTGATGCCAAAGATGCCAGATGATTTTGAGTGGGGGCCACCAAGAAAGAACCCATTAGCGGCAAAAATAATCCCTTGGTGTCCCCGCCATTCGGAAATAGTTTTTCTTGGCACATATTATAGAATAATAGACTAAAGGAGAATTTGTGAAACTATTGAATGTTGAAATAGAATGTCAGGGACGTGGAGACAGAGTGGAGATTTTTCCTTTGTATGATATGCACATTGGAAAATCTAATTGTAATGAATTGGCGATAAGGAAATGGATTGGGGAGGTAGTTAAGCGGGATAGGATGCCCAATCGTCATATTCGGGTTTTGCTCGGTGGAGATGCAGCTAATGCCGTTAAACCCAAGGATACTAAGAGGTTTGATTTCACTGACGTGGCAGATTGGCTTCTTGAGGGGGATAAAGAAGAGGTGAGGGACAAACTCTCTGATGTTGCATCTCACGAGGTTAAAAGAATTACTAAAATTCTTGACCCTGTAAAGCATATCCTTTTGGGAGCTATTGAGGGGAATCACGAAAAAGCCATACGGAAATGGTATAACCAAGATATTCAAAAAATGTTATGTGACAACCTTGGTGTGCCTAATCTATCTGATGAGGTTTTGATTCGGTTTAGATTCATTAGGAATAGCGGAAAGAGTAGCTCGTCCGTTATCGTTGTGGCCAGGCATGGTTATGGGGCTGGGAGAAGTGTATCGGCGGAACACCTAAAGCTCTATGCAATGCAAGCAGAATGGGAAATAGCAGATATATGTATTAGTGGTCATACCCATACATTTGCATACTCAGCTCCGAAACCGGTGGCTTATGTTCCCACACGAGGGGATTTACCTGCGGATTTGCTGTGGCGACATCGTTTTGCTCTTAATCCAGGGTGCTGGCTTGATAGTCATTCCGTTGGGAGAGGGACTTATGAATCCAATAACTGTTATCCAGCAAGGGCTTTTATGACCGCTAAAATTGTGATTTGGCCTTTTTATGAACAGGTTATCGGGGGCCGGGAATATATTTCCCCCAAAATTGAAATAAGGAGTTATCCTATCCTGTAATGAACAAAGAAGACAAAAAAGTCTATGATAGAAAGTATTACCTGGAGCATAAGGAGAGATTCCAGAAACACAACCGCGAATGGAAAAGAACACATAAAAAGGAAGAGAGAGAATACCAATTAAAGTACAATTATGGTATAACAGTTGAAGATTACAACAAAATGTTTACCAAACAAAACGGTTGTTGTGCTATCTGTAATTTACCGGAAACAGGTAGAAATAGATTTGGGGCAATACGCCTATCGGTTGACCATGAAACTGGAGCAGTTCGCGGATTACTTTGCCATAAATGTAATAAGAAACTCGGTTTTCTTGAAGACTATGATTTTATATTAAAAGCAAGAAAATATCTTGAATAAGACAATAATAAAAAAGATTAGAGACTTGCAGACTTCGGAGGGGAACACCCCCTGTTTTAGGACGAAAATGGTTTGTGAATATTCCAATGAATGTTGTTGGGCGGAATTGTGTCTTGAAAAAAGGGAATTTGACGTTCGTCCGTTATTTACATTTAAGGTTACAGAATAAAGGAGGTAATTTTTATGGGAAAAGGTAGCAGACCTCGACCACAAACGATTACCCGAGAGGAAGCGGATTTACGGTGGTTGCTTATAAAAGGAGTAATAACCATAGCAACTTTCAACAAGCGGTATGAAGAGTTGAAGCGGCAGGGTTTGATTCGGCGGTCTGGACGGGTTGTGGGATAGCGAGTGAAAATTTACGCAGTATTCGATTGCTGCGGGGGGATTCCGTCCTATAATATCCTGCGTCCGATAATCGCTCGGAAAGCAGGGAGCGTCCTATAACCAGCCAAGTCCGATAAACCATTTCGGGCTGGCGGGAATCCGTGCCGGTATCAGTATAGCATTTTCCTGAATGTAAAACAAGAGAAAAATCCTCCGCTGGAGGAGAAAAATAATTTTTATTTTAGGGATTTTTTACTTGCAATTTGTTTGGGAATAGTTTATACTTTACATAGTTTATTGGAGGATTTGAAAATGGCAGGTTTGATATTTTTTGTAATGTATATGATAATAGTAATGCACGACTGGTCGGGGGATCATAGCAAAGAATTACCGCCTGGGGTCAATCCCCCACCAACCGAGGACGAATCATATTATCGCTAAACCGTTCTTGCAGAGGTTTGAAAATGAAAAACAACAGTTACGAATTATGGCTTTATGATGTTTGGGGAAACGAAGAAGAGGGATTCGACCTAAATGATAGGTATTGTGCCAATAGGGATTTTGTGGTTCCGACAATGCCGAAAACGTATAACAAAGGGAAACCCGGACAGTTTACCGATTTTGTGCCGTCAAATAAAGAGATATTGGCAGCATTGGTGGAGGCTGGGGAATTGAACCCGGGGGCATTGGAGGCTGAAATCACTATTGACGGTGACGAGGAGCACATTTATTTAACGGAGGAAGACGGTTATCCTATATGCGAATTACACAAAATAGAAAGTGAGGATTGAAAGGAAATATGAAAAATGAATTATCGTAAAGCTAAAAAAGGCGATATTAAATGTTCTGATTGTGCCGACCACAAAGAACCTGATTGGTATGAAAAACGTATTCGTTGTATGGTTGGTGCTCAATATAACGGAATGTTAGGTTATGCTGTAGGTAAAAATATGACTTGTGATAGGGCCAGATATGGAACGGTTAATAACGATTGATGAAGAAAAACAAACTTTAATATTTTGAAAGTGAGGATTGAAAAATGAAAGATTTGATATTATATGGGTTAGGATTTGGATTGCCACTGCTGGGGATTGTAGCATTGGGTTTTGGGTGGCTATTGGTAATTGGCGTTCGGTACGCCGAGAAAAACCGTTAAAATGTCATTTTCCTCCTCCCACGAAGCCCGGGCGATGTATATCTCTCGGGCTTTTTTTGGTTCCTCTTGTGCGGGTTTTGGATTCTGTTTTGTGTGGGGGATTTGAGACAGATATTTTTCTGGGGGACCTCCGCAGGAAAGAGGGGTATTCTGCGGAGGGGTAAAAAAATTGTGGATATTTTCTAATAATTAGCATTTTATGGTTGACTTGGCCGGGGGAATATGTTATACTTTGCGTAGTGGATTGTGGATTTTAACTTTTTTTGGAGGATTGAAAATGAAATTGACAAGGGTGAATTTAGACCAAATGGCGGAAAACATCACGAGGGATTTGTTGTGTATGGCAGGATTAAAGAACGCCAAAAAGATTGTGGCACAAGTGAAACGAAATTTGGCGGCGGAATTTAAGAGGAGAAAAACCTATGAAAACGAGACAAATTAAATTTATGGTTATTGCGGTAAAATGGTTTGATAAAGTAAATGGAAATACTTATCATTCTGTCCGATGTTACAGAAATCGAGATGGGGCTATTGTTGTTGGACCTTTTCAATACGGTTATGGCGAGCATTATCAGCAAACTGCCTTAACAGTGATGGCAGAAGCAAAGTGGCTGCCAGCGAAGTATCGGGATGTAAATGCACAATTTCATTATGAACGGGAAAATAATTATCCCATACTGTGGACAATATCGAAAGGATCGAAACGGGATTGTATCGAAAACGGTAAACTGGAATAACTTTGTAGGAAATGCTCACTTCAACGAGGTCCCGGTTAGTGCCCTCCACACACTGATAACCGGGGCCTTCCTCTTTTACCTCCGCAGGTTAGAGGAAAAAATCTTTATTTGTGGGCTTTTTTGTTTGCATTGTGGGAGAAAATAGGTTATACTGTATATAGAGTTTTGGAGGATTTGAAAATGAAATACACTATTTAACAACATACCGGCATGATATATGCTTTTACTTGTGGTATTGGCATATATCTGCCTAATATGAAAGAGGAGGAAAAACTATGAAGCAATACAAAAAAGACAGATTACGTCAGCTGGTCTTGTGGGGATACATCACACAGACACAAGCTAATCAGATGTATCGGGATTATCTACGGTTGTTTAAGAAAGTGGTATCAGCACGTTAACTCAAAAGAAGGATAGATGATAACTTTATTGTGAGATAGGTCAATAGGCCGGAAAGTGAGGTAAAAAATGACACAAGAACAAGCCAATAATGTGGAAGTCACAAAAAAAAGAGAAGAGGCAGCGAGATTGCGATCTTTGGCGGCGGGGCAAAAAGAATACGCCGCTGCTCACATGCGACAAGCACAACATCCAATTTACGCAGGTCAGGAGGAGGTTTGTGCTGGTAAGGCATCACAGCTTGAGGCATTTGCCGAGCAAAATCTGGCAATTGCCGCTCGGCTTGATCTTGAGGTCCAATTGCTTCAGTAACAAAGTAAATGATAACTTTATTGTGAGGGAGGAAGATGGGCAAACGATTAGATTTGACAGGACAGAGATTTGGCCGACTTGTAGTATTGGGGTTTGACCACATGGACAAATACCACAGATCTATCTGGAAATGTCAATGTATTTGTGGAACGATTAAAATAGTAGCAGGTTATCATCTAAGAAGTGAACACACTAAGTCTTGTGGATGTCTTCAACAATCTTCGTTAGTTGGACAACGTTTTGGAATGTTAGTAGTATTAGAACAAGCAGGTTATGGCAAGCAGGGGAGGTCTTTTTGGAAATGTCAGTGTGATTGCAAGAAAATTAAAATAGTCTCCAGAGGAAGTCTAAAAAAAGGAAACGTGAAATCCTGTGGTTGTTTGCGTAGACTCCCATTTGGGGAATCAGGTTTTAATAGAATACTTAGAAACTGCAAAAATGGAGCAAAAGAGCGGAATTATAACTTTCAACTATCCCGAAAATATTTTCGAGAACTATGCGGACAGAAATGCTTCTACTGCGGAGCGAAGCCTTCAAATATTTGTAAAGATAAGGGGCAACATGGTGAATATATTTATCAGGGAATTGACCGTGTGGATAACTCCAGAGGATATGTGGAAGGGAATGTTGTGGCTTGTTGTGCAATGTGTAATCGAATGAAATTGGCTTATTCTCAAAAGGAGTTTCTTGAGCACGTGGCAAGGATAGCAAAATACCAGAAAAGCAAAAAGTAACTTTATTGAAGGGGAACAAAATGAAAAAGCTATTGATTGTGTCAATAGTGGTAGGGATGCTGATTAGTGCAGGAGGCTGCAATGGGATTAGTGCCGCTGCTTATTATGAACAAAGAGTAATGCCTCTTCCGGCTATTATTGTGGGGAAAATCAGCCAAGAGACTTATCAGTTGGAGGAGGATAAGTATAAAGCAGAAAAGGAGAGTGGAGCCTGGTTTGTGGAAACCAATGAGCTTAAATGACTATACTATATGTAGTATGGGCCAAAAAGAAGGCATACTATATGTAGTAGGTGTTCTAAAAGGTAGAATTTAAGGTTAGTGGTTATAGCCCCCGGAAAACAAAATAGATAACATCACAAAATGTTCACTTTCACCAAGGCCGGTGCTGTCCTCCTCCGCAGGATATATGCCTTCATGCCTGGTATGAGGGCTTTTTTTGTATGAATAACCAAGTGTCCCATCACGTCCGATATGTCTGAATAACTAAATGTCCGATAACTAAGTCCATTTCCGACAAGGGTTTAGGGTTAGTGTAGTCGCATTATCGGACAGTGCCAATAATCCCTACGTTTCCAGTATGAAATCCCCAGTCCGATAACTGTGGTGTCCGATAACATCGTCGATTGCAGCCCCCCTGTCGGCCCCTGCGAAAGTTCTAAAATATTAGGTCAAAGACCTCGCTTGCAAGGAATCAAAAAAAATTCCCAGTCAAGCAAATCCTCGAACCGAGTGGAAATTTACGCAGTATAAGTTTTCCTTATAAACCACCAACCCCCTCAATCCCCACAGTTGGCATAATCCCCCCAATCCTGCGGAGGAGCTTTCCCAAAAAATTTTTTCAAAACCCCCCAAAATCTCTTGACTTTGATTTCACGATTTGTTATAATGTTTTTATGGTTGAAGAAATAACAGAAAAAACCCATCCTGATATTTGGCATTTTATTTTGAAAATACAGCCGGAGTATCCTCATAAAAAAGCTCGTCTGTGGCGACAGGACTTCAAAGGTTTGGTTGCTCGTTATAATGACCAAGGATGGATGTGTACTTACTACCTGATTCTAAATGGCCTTAGTGAGAGATTTCCAGATAAACCAGAAGATGATTCTCCCACAGAATTTATAAATATTCCTATAGGAGCTTTGATAATATGTACGGGAATACAATCAGAAGGTATTTCTATAGTAGATGTTTTTCAAAACCCCTAAAAAAATTCTTGACATCAATTCCATTTCTGGTATAATACACAATAGCGGAGTCGGATATTCGACTTATGAGCCAGGAAAAAGGTGGATGAAGCAATCATACGCATTTCAAATACGGGCCACAACCCGTCATAGGGGCCGGTTTGCCTTCTCCGCGTCCGCCTTCCGGCCCCACTTATTTTTAGGAACCTCTTGTGAAAGATCTAATAAAAAAACCTGAACCCCATCCCATTAAGGAACTTAAAATGGAAAAGTTAAGCTGGCTCTGGCCAAACCGTATCCCTCTTGGTAAAATATCACTTATCGTTGGTGACCCAGGCAAGGGAAAATCTCTCTTATCTCTATATATAGCTGCCCAAGTCTCAACAGGTCGCCCCTGGATAGATACTTCCACACCCCGAACCCCAGCCTCAGTACTCATCCTAACTGCCGAAGATGATTTATCTGATACAGTGGGGCCAAGATTAATGGCCGCCCAAGCGGATTTGGCAAAAATCTGCTCTCTTTCTTCATACACCGATGAAATCGGAAAACGGCATGGTCTCTATAACCTAACCAGAGATTTAGATGTTTTGATTCAAACAGTAAAAGATATGCCGGACTTAAAATTAGTAATCATCGATCCTATCTCCGCCTATATGGAAGGCAAAAATGAAAACAAAAATGCAGAAGTCCGAGAATACCTCACTCCCCTTGCCGACCTCGCCAGGAATGCCGACATAGCCATTATCGGCATCACCCATCTTAACAAAAACCAAATGACTCAAACTGCAAACTACCGTGTCTTAGGGTCAATAGCTTTTACTGCCGCCGTGCGAGCCGTCTGGTTAGTCCACCAAGACCCTGAAAATGAAATTGGGCGTCTTTTTGTTCCCTCAAAAGGAAATTTATCCAAAAATCCCACTGGTCTGTCTTTCACGATAATGAGCACCTCTATTCCAACCTTCGACGGCGGAACAGCCGATGCCCCCTACTGTGCCTTCTCCCCTGAAACTATCCACACCTCCGCCGAGGAGCTTCTGGCCCCAATAAAATTTGAGAAACGCTCCCCGAAAAAAGATGCTGCCACCGAATGGCTTCAAGAATATCTTTCCGATGGCCCTAAACCAGCCAACGAAATATTCAATGTAGGTCTCCAGATGGGTTTCTCAAAAAGAACATTGGAACGAATCAAGAGCAAACTTGGAATCCAATCTACTAAAATAGGGGGCATAGGTGGCGGGGATGGTAAATGGGAGTGGGCTTTAAGGGCATGAAAATGAGCTTTTTATCTGACTCAAGAGATTCCTGTCACACAATATTGGCGGCCTTGGTGCCTTCGTATATTTCGCTAAAAACGCACATTCTGAAAATTTCCCCGTTTCAAAATGTGCTGTCATTCTGCATTATTATGCTAATATACGAAGATACCAAGACCGCCAACAATGTGTAACAGGAAGTACCTGTGGCGGTCTTGAAGGGGGTTATGCTGATTGTAGCGATTATATTAACTGTAACAAATATAGGAGCAAAAAATGAAACGAAGATTTTGGGGATTAATAAAAAAAACATTTGACTTCCTCCGCAGGGTTTGTTAAAATATACCAAATATGAAACCTGAAAAAGAGAAATGAAAGAAACTAAAATGAAGAAACGGCGAAAAATTAAAAGAAGACACAAAACGCTACAGAAATCGTTAAATTTGAGAGCCATAGCAGAATTTAACTTAAAAATGTGCACTGTTTCTTTAGAATGTGAAAATTGTGGAGCCTGTTGCCATAGAGATCAATTTGTAGAACTCACTACAGAAGATATTGAACGTGAACCTCGTCTAAAAGAAATTATGATTCCTATGAGAGATGTTCCTCAAAGTGTAAAGATCAATCGCAATAAATATCCCTATGTATTCCGTACACATCAAGGATGTCCTTTTCTCTCCTATAATAAAAAATGTCTTATCCATAATAATAAGCCCGAAGCCTGCAAAAATTATATCCCCTCTTTAGTTACCTGTAGAATGGCTCGTGCGGGGATGAGTATTAATATGCTGATGCAATGTGCAAACCAGTTAGATTCAAAATATGATTTTATAAGAGCAATTATGCAAATTGATCCTCGTAAACTCCAAAAACTTAATAATTCAAATACGAAAATTGGAACACCAATTTCTTCCCAATCTATAATATTTTCCAAAGAAGATATGATAATAGATATTGTCTCTTGTATGAAAAGGATAAAGAAAAATGCAGATAATGCTAATATGAATATAGTACAATTTATAAATAACACCAACTCGGGGTTTTAGAAAGAATATAACTAAAAAACACTTGACTTCCTGCGGAGGAAATGTTAAAATATAACTATGAAATCCAAAGGTAAAACTGAAACGAGAATTGTGGTCGAATGTTACAATCACGATGAGTCCCATTGTGTGGTAGTCGTGCGTTCCCGATATATTCCCAGTTTCTCTTTTTTCTACATCCCAACAATCCCATCCATAGATTTCGGAGATACAATCGAAATGAATTTCAAAAAAGAAGAATTCTACGTACATCGTGGCAATTCCCGACTAACCTTCAAAATAACCCCCCAGGAATTCCCCAAAACTCTCTTGTGGGAACTAATAACCGGACACATGGGATTAAATGAGGAACAACAATAAGAAAGGAAACTTGATAACGTTATGTCTAAAATGCCATCTAAAACGACACAACCGGACTTGAAGGAGTATGTGGGTCGTGTGATTTGTGGCGATTGTTTTGAGGTAGTGCGAAAAATGCCTTCAAACAGTATTAGTGCCATAGTCACCGACCCTCCGTGACGTATGAATTGGGATTTATGGGAAAAAAATGGGATTCCTCTGGAATTGCTTATAATGTCCCAATGTGGAAAGAAATGTTCCGAATCACCAAACCCGGAGGGTTCCTTCTTTGTTTCGGCGGCACTCGTACTTTTCACCGATTAGCTTGTGCTATTGAAGATGCTGGTTGGGAAATTAGGGATTGTATGATGTGGTTGTATGGGAGTGGGTTTCCGAAGTCTCATAATATTGGGAAGGCGATAGACAAATTGCGGGGGAATAAAAGAGAGTGGATTTCTATATCACCTTATAAAGCAAGTGATGAAGCAGAAAGAGCAAGTGAAGGAAAATGTCAAAGTGGCAGAACAACACATCCAGATATTACAAAAGGTCAATCCGAATGGGAAGGCTACGGCACCGCCCTAAAACCAGCTTGGGAGCCGATTTTGGTTTGTATGAAACCAAAAGAAGGTTCGTTTGCTGATAATGCTGAAAAGTATGGAGTTGCAGGTTTGAATATTGAAGGGGGGAGAATTGGGACAGAGATAATTCCAAAACAGGTTAGAGGCAAACCAGACCCAAGATGGCGAACAGCGTTTGAAGGAGGAATAACCGAAGAACATCAAGGTCGCTGGCCCGCCAATTTAATTTTGGACAAAGAAGCGGGGGAAATGCTGGATGAGCAGAGTGGAAAAACGCCGAGCAGTTTTCGTAAGAATAAAGGTGATGGTAAAGGTATTGGCATGTTTGGTGTTTCGGGTGGGAATACCCAAGGACACAAAGATTCCGGCGGTGCTTCCCGATTTTTCTATTGTGCAAAAACTTCAAAACGAGAACGCAATCTGGGGTTGGAAAATAAATCTGGAGAGAAAGTAAATGATGGTCGTCAAACCCCAATTGACAATCCTTACCAACGTGGAGAAACAATCAGAACCAACACACATCCAACGGTCAAACCTCTTGCCTTGATGAAATATCTCTGTACTCTTTTGAAAATGCCCTCCGCAGAACAAATTATTCTTGACCCATTTCTTGGATCAGGTACAACAGGGATGGCTTGTAAGGAATTAGGAATCAACTTCATCGGTATTGAGAAAGAGCCGGAATACTGTGAAATAGCGATTCGCCGAATTGCAGCAGTTGAAGGTATCCATCCCATCCCCCTACACATCGACAATATTCCTGCGGAGGTTACTAAGGTTATTCCTCATAATGATGAACGCAGGCAGAGTATTATTGACGCTGCCGCCGCAGCATGTCGTAAAAGGAGACCCCAAAATAAATAACCTGCGGAGGCCTTGAAATAAAACCAAAATCTGTTATACTATATCTATAAGGAAGACCTATGAATTTACCGAAAACCTATAACTTTGGCGACAACGAATTAATTGAGATTTCACATCTCGAAACCACCTTCGGAATTTCCCGTAAAATGGCCCTGCGATACCTCCGAGCCTTGAGGATAAAACCCTTGTATTTCGGGGATGGAATCTTTTTTTCTCTCCCAACTTTCAACCGGATTCTCTTTGTTCTCTCTCGTCCGGGAAGTCCGGGATTTTTATTTCCTGGGACAGATGATAAAACCAAGAAAAGACTTCGGGATAAGGGATTCCTCATCGAAGTCACCAATGAAATTTTGAACGAGGCAAATTCTCCCCGAGTCCTTGCTGAAATGGCAGCAGCCACTGGTCGAGACAGTAGTATGATAAAAAAACTAATTTCCCAATCTAACGCTCAAGCTCGAAAGGAACCAAAAAAATGAAAAAGTCTATTCCGGGTTGGCCTGAATATGAAATAACGCCTACTGGTAAAATATGGAGTGTTCGTCGTGAGCGTTGGTTAAAACCAAGTATGGCGGCAGGGTATGAACATATTTGGAGTTAATGTTATGACCAGATTGGCAATCGTAGGTAGTCGGACTTTTAATGATTATGATTTGTTGATAGATACCTTATCCCGATTCTCTGAAGCCCCCCGTCAATTTGATACCTTAATTTCAGGCGGGGCAAAAGGAGCAGATTCTATCGGAGAGAGGTGGGCGACTTCTTGGGGGATTGAAATAGTAAGATATTTACCTGAATGGAAAAAATATGGCAAGTCGGCAGGGTTCATTCGCAACCAAACAATAGTTGATAATTGTGATATGGTATTAGCCTTTTGGGATGGTAAATCCAGTGGAACCGCCGATACCATCGAAAAAGCAAAGAAAGCAAAGAAACCAACTTTTATTATATATGTGTAATGCCTAACGAAATTGAAAAATCTGAGCAGCCGAGTCCGGAAGATGTGTTAGCTGCTATTCAGAGTTTTAATGATCCAAGCATCATCACGAATATGTTTCGAGAGCTTGGATGGAATTATAGTCTTGAAATCCGAGAAACACTTGCCTTGGCTAAGCAAAATTCAAACCTTTCGATAAAATTCAAGGCTTTGAAACATCTTCGTGAATTGCTTCGGGAGGCTGCGGAGACATCTGGGTACACTGCAAGAGTGTCTCAAACAATTTCCGATGCTCACGGAGGGACAACTACATTTTCTGCAAAACGTATTGCAAAGGTACTTAACCCAATGAAACAAATAGAATCCACCGAAATTAAGGAATCACAAAATGACAAAAAAGAAACCCGAACCGAACCCAATAGAGGAAGCGATAGGGGACAGAGTCAATCCAAAAAAAGGGAAACTGAGCGACCTACCGGAGAATGCAGTTCTGACCCCAGTTCCACAGAACCCATCCGAGATACCGGACGAGCCTTCCCCGTCGGAAATGCTGGCTCTGGAGGAACTGAACCGCCGGACGGAGGAGAGACTTCAAGAGCAGGAATTGGAGAAGGAAATACCAATCCCTGTATCAAAACCAGACCCCCAACTTGTAGCCGAGACCTCTTCCCCGGAATTACCTCCGCAGAGTGAAAAAGAAGAAATAACTTTTATGCAGGGGGAATTGGATAAAGAAATGCAGAAGAAAATGTTTAGGGAAGCAGAAGACAGCGTGATAAATCAACCTGCGGAGGATGTTGAGCTTACGGCTCTGAAGAAATATATCCGAGAGGATGGATTTGTGCCAGCCACTGTTGCATTTCATATAAAGATTTTATGTGCTGAGCCGATGACGACTCCTTCGACAACGACTTGGGATTTTGCGGATAGGGCTAAAATTCCTGAAATGGTCTTTGCTCTTCTGAATCAACCTGGGTATATCGAAGGGATTTGGCCAAGTCTGCGAATCGTGATGGGATCAAATAAAGGAAATTCGGCGTGGTCTGCGGGAATTGCAATAACGATAGCTTTCTTCGATGTAATTCATCTGCTTCCTGTCATTAAAGAATTCAAAAATGAAGCTTAAATATAAATATCTTTATTTTGAGGACGTATCTTCACGACGTCCTCAAAGAAAAACGAGCACTTTTTTTTGTTGGAGTAAAGATACAAATTATTGGTTAGGAACAGTGGAATGGTTTAGTAGATGGAGACAGTATTGTTTTTTTCCGGAACCGGAAACTGTTTTTAATTCAACTTGTTTAGCTGATATAAGTCATTTTTTGGCCCAGTTAAATGGAGGCCATAAAAAAAAGTGACTGGGAATGAAAGGTAATGTGGATTAAACGACCTTATCCAATATGGCCTCTCCCAAAAGATTATGAGGAGTTGTCACTGGACAGTCAGAAACAAGCGAGGTTGGCTGTTCTGCATAATCAATCGACTCCTTTTGACTTGGTAGTGGCTTGGGATTTCTTTCGCCGATGCTATCTTGCAGGGGCCGGGAAACTCTTTTACAAAAATGGTTTTGAGGAATCCCCTGATTTTCATTATGAGATGATTTCTGATTTGGGGACATACGGTCGGAATGCGGAAGCGGCTCCCAGGGGTTCGGCCAAATCTTCTGTTATAGGTCTTGAGGCTCCCTTGCTGCTTGCCCTGACTCGATCTCATTACGAGATGACTCTTGGATTAGCAACCGATAGGTTAGTGGAGGAACGGTTCGACAAACTGATTCAGCAATTTGTCGAAAATGAGTTAATACTGCAAGATTTTGGGGAACAAAAACCTCTGCGGGGGAAGTCTATTTGGAATCATCATCATCTTCATTTGCGGAATGGGGCGGTGATAAAAGGACTTAGTGTGATGGGGAAAAAGCGGGGAGGCCGCCCAAGATTATTTATACTCGATGACCCCGAAAATGACCCCGATTCTGATTCACAGGCATCTGCTCAGGCCGTTGTAGAAAAGTTTGAGATGATTTTGTTCCGTCAAATCATACCAATGCTTGAATCTGGATCGTGTATTTTTTGGGCAGGGACGTTAATCAATCGTCGGTCTTTCCTTTACCATGCTACAACAAGTGATGACTCAAGATTTGATTTTTGGAATCGTAAAGTTCTAAAGGCAATAGTGTATGACAAAGATGACCCGAAAAAAGTATATGTTTTGTGGCCGGAGAAATGGTCTCAAGAAATTTTGGAGGCACGTCGGGAGGAAATAGGAGTATCTGCATTTGCATCCGAGTATTGTAACGAACCAGTATCAGAGCAAGACCGGATTCTTGTGATTGACCCCCGCAAGAATGAATATAGTGTTGAGGGGGAATTCGATTGGAATAATCCTCTGGCTCATACGGGGAATATAAAATGGTCGGAACGCTATATGGAACCTGGCCGGAGGATTTATAAGGATTTTGAGAAGCCGTATCGGGAACTCGTCCTTCCGATGTATCGAATTCTGTTATTCGATTATGGCAGTGGTATGTCCCAATATAACGATTATTCGTGTATTGCCATCCTCGGATTTGATACTTTGAATACGTTATGGATTTTGGATTTATGGCTGGGGAGAGCGAAGGATGCAACTCTTCTGCGATTGATATATGAGAAGGGATTGGCTTGGCGTCCGAGAGTTCTGGGGATAGAGGCCATAAGTATTCAGATGAGTTTTGCGGAGGCTGTCAAAGAGTATATTGATGAGATGGAAAGTAAGGTTGGTACGCCTTGGCGAGCGAGGGTTTTCCCCATCACGTACCCGTCGAAAGTCTCTAAATCTCAACGAATTTCAGGGATGGAATGGCGGTATTCCCCCGGGAAGATAAAGTATCCCGCCCACTTGGCTGGGAAATGGCCATTCGACCAGCTGTACCAACAGACAGAGGACTTCACTCCTGATTTGGCCTTATTACCGCACGATGATGTTATAGATACGCTTTCGATGAGTCAATATGTCGTTAAGAATCGGGGGGGGCAATTTGTCAGGGAAAAAGAGAAGCCAAGTTTACTTGAACGCATTAAACGGAATCTTCCCCTGATAAAAGGAATGCCTCTATTGTCGGGAGTTTCTCCTGCGGAGATAACGGAGGAAATGGTGGATGTCTTGAGTAAAAGAGCCAGAAAACCCGCTATTGATAAAAACAATCGTCGCATAACGCGGGGTCGAAATATCATTGTAGGATAGAAATGTTTCTTTGGTTCCTTAAATGTTTGGTCGTTATCTTATTTGGGACTTATACCCTACATAGGATAATGACTATTATCAAAAGGCATATTTGAATTTTTAGTTGACAATAAACATTATTGTGATATAATACTAATATAAAAGGAAAGGTCTTTCTATGGACATATTAACCCTTTGGGCATTACTCTTAACGTCATTGCTGGGGATATTTTCATGTCTCCTTATAATGGCGTTGCTTAAAATCACCAATCGCCTTGCGGAAGTCAATAAGCAGCTTATGATTTTGGTGGCGGGGAAAGAAGCGAAACCAGAGGCATTACGGGCATTAATTGCATCTGCAAAACCTCCGCAAGGGAATTTAAGGGGGATTTCCACAGGAAAAACAGACGATAAAGGCCCAAAGAATATGAATTATACTATGGAAATCGGGGCTAACTAATGGGTTATAAATTCTCTTTACCAGAAGATACGTCTGCAAATAGACCGCAAGTCGAGCAAATCATTCAATATCTTGTCTCCACTGGCAAGAATAAAATGAATCCAATTTCCGTTAATTGGTGGATAAACCACTATTATATGAGAGGGATCAGAAATTTCTCAAACATAAATTATGGTAGTGGGACCTTGAATGCTTCTTATTTGGATGAATCGGGGATTCTTAAATTCAGGTATGAGGATATTGTAGCCAAGTATCAGGCTCAACTTGGAAGGTTGTTGGCGATAAATTTGGCTCCCGCCGTATCACGGAGAGGGGTCAGTCTTGACGGATTAAGGAAGGCGAGTACGGCCCAGGTGGTTTTGGATTCGGCGTTTCCACAGGAAAAGGTTTCTAAATTGGTTCTTAATGCTTTCCCACCTCTGCTCCATTATGGGACGATTGGGTTTGGGTTATGGGTAGAGGGAATTGATAGTATTGGGATTGAGGTTATTAATCCTTGGGAACTGATACCTATCCCCATAGATGTATCTACTCCATCGGATGTGCGGGGATTGATACGGGTTAGGTACGTCCCTACAGATTATGTAAAAGGACTCTCAATAACCCCGAGTAAAAATTCAAAAGTCTATAAAGGAATGGATGATTTGAAAGTGCCTTTCGGGGATTTACCCGCAGATGTGTCCTCCAAATTTCAGGGGACAGCATCTCTCACTCATACGGGGGGGGGTTTCTATATCCGAAGCGGCCAAAGTCAGGTTGAGACGCAGTGGAAAGGACGACATACTAAAAAAGATAAAACGCAGGTTGATGTTACCTTACTCGTCGAGGTTTGGACTGAAACATCTGATGGGTATTTGGCGGAGTACCTTATCCTTGCCGGTTCTTATGATAAATTGGCTCAGTTATATCGCCATGACCATTCCCAAAGCAAGTACCACATGCCCGTGAAAATCGCACGTGATATTGTTGTGGGGGGATTTTATGGTCGTTCCTTCGTTGATACCCTAATCCCATTAAATACCGAAGCGGAGTTTAGTCTTAGTAGCCTGTTTCAAGCTGTCACCGATTTCGATTTATATGGATTGTTGATGTGGCCTGCATCCCTTGGTACTCCCCCAGACGCCCATCGAGGACAAGATGGGGTCAAAAGGATAACGTATGAACCAGATTATACGTCTCCAGACTTAAAACCGTTTACGATTGAACCCGCAAAAATGACAAAGCCACAGGTAGATGCAGCTATGGTTGCAGGTAGTTTGATGGATAAACTTGCGAATCAACCGACTGAAATGTTGAAAGGCGGAGCACCTGGGCGTGTTGATTCGGCTTCCGGTTTGGGGTTCTTATATGAAACGAGTGCTATCCCTCTATCACCAACCGCTAAGAATGTAGCCGAAGCTATTTCAGGAGTTTATCGGGCTATGTTGGGGATTTGTAGAGATTTATGGCCTGCTGAAAAAGTCGTTAATATTAGTAATCTCGACGATTCTCTTGCTGGGATAGTTTTCGATATGGAAACTGGTGAAATCACTTTGGGTCGAAATGCGATTCCGTCCCCCGACGAAGTAAATATAAATGTTGCGTCTGAAATTCCTATTTCAAAAGAACAACAGAAAATGGAATTAAAAGAAGCCCTCAAGGATGGAATAATCACCCTTGATGAATACAGTTTCAAGGTGCGGGAGATGGGATTAACTTCCCCGGTTGGCAACGAAGTGGCTTATCAAAATTACCGGAGAGCAAAACTTGAAAATCTTGCCTTATTTGGAGACGGAGAAACCCCCGGGAAAGTTACAGTAAGTGAGCGAGATATGCACTTAATCCATAAAAGTGTCCTCGATGCTTTTATGGCAAGGCCAGAATTTTACGCCGCTACTCCAGTGGTAAGGGATAAATTTGTTGAACACTATGAGCAACATAATGTTGGGCTTGGAATAATGCCGGAAGGAATGCCTCCGATGGAAGAGGCAGCAGAACTTGAATTACAACCCCCACAGGGAATAATGCCTCCGCAATAAAACAATAATCTGAAAGGAAAAAAATGAAAGAGGTTTTTTGCTCCGAATGTAAATATCTGAAATCTACGGGATGTATATCAGACCCGGGTTATTTATATTGTGACCATCCTGAAAATTACAGATTTACCAAACAGACTTGGTATAGTAAATATTATAAAAGAATTTTGCGTCCAAGACGGAGAAATAAGGAAAATAACTGTAACTTATTTGAAACCAAATAATTTGAATAGAAAGGGATAAAATGCCAAAAGAGGAAAAGCAAGAAGAGCAAAAACAAGAAGAAAAGCAAGAGGAAAAGCAAGAGGAAAAAAAAGTCGAAACCTATACTATTAAGGTGGATAAGGAGGATGTTGCATTAACCCTTGAAGAGTTGAAGGAATTGGCCTCAAAAGCGTCTGGTGCAGATAAAAGATTCCAAGCTGCCGCTCAAGCCACAAAAGCCGCCGAACGGGGAATGAGGATAGAGACACTCGTAAAGTTGGTTTCCGAAGGGGATAATCCGTCAGAAACCGATGTTCGGGAATTGGCCGGTTTATTGGAAATTGACCCCAAAGAATTTATGCAGTACCTCCGGGAAGAAGAACCTCCGCAGAAACCGGACTTAAAAGCCACTACACCTGATTTTAATAAACAATTTCAGGAGGTGATGGGAGCCTCTCCTGCGGAGGTCAGAGCTGTTTTGGAGCATTCCCAGAATAGGCATGTCAACGATGCCAGGAAAGAAATTCGAGAAATATCGGACAAAGCGGTTGACAAAGATGAAATAATTGGTAAAATGATAGTAGGTGAAGATAGTGAGGAAGTAACCCTCGCTGTTAAAGATATGGTAGCTGAGGATGTTCTTCGGAAGATTCAAGATGGTAAACCGTTTGGGGCCGAGATGGTTGCTGCAAGCGTACAGAGGGTGCGGTCGCAGTTGACTAAACTTGGTATTCCAAAAAGACTCAACCAGCAACCCATCGTTTTGGGCCTGGGGCCGAGTGCAGGACTTTCATCCGAAATCCAAGCTGACGAACCAATCAAGCGAGTTCCTTCTAATGAGGATGCGAATGAGAAGAATCTTATCGCAAGGTATCTTCAGAAGGCGGTTCATGCTGCCCGAAAAATGCGGTAGGGAATTCGTGGATTGAAGCCCTCGACTAACTGCATATTAGTGTAAATGTGTTTAGTTAAGGGGTAATAAAATGGCACAGGCAATAGAAGCTCTGAATAATCTCGTCAAAGAAGAGCTTCCAATGATGATTTCCGAGGCTGGCCCGGAAATAGCTCCCGTGTTCGATAAAATTAAACGGACAGCGTTTGGAGTGAAAGGTCAGGAAGGTCTTGGACGTGGATATAAGGTGATACACCTTTACGAAACCGGAGTTGCCGGTTTGATGGAGTCGGGTGATCCTCTTGGCCCGACAATGGATACGATTACGGGAACGCAGACCCAGTTGTTAGACCAGAGATACGGTATATCTTCTCCTATTGATGGTCTGTCAATTTTTCCGAAGGCTTCGGAATCGCCACACATGGGCGATATTAAGAGGGAGCTTGTTCTGCATAAAGTAGTGGGGAATTTTAGTATTCCTGCTTCTTGGCAACAGGCTGATTTGTTGAACGCCGCCCAGATTAAGAAGGTGGCACGGGATATGAAGGCTGTGGCTAAACTGAAAGCCATATATGAGGCCTCCAGCTTTTTCTCCTATAATCCTCTAAATTCTGCGGGTTCGGGTGCGGTGAATCAGGTTCTGGGGAGAATATCTGTCATCGAAGAGGTTGGTTCTACCAATTACATCAAAATTACTATTGATGAATCTTATGGTCGAATCTCGAATTTCCGTCAGGGTATGCGGATTGATATTGTCGCCGATAGTGATGGAGTAATTCAGGAAGGTACGGATACAAATGGGACGGATGTACGTAACTATGAATATACGGCTGCTTCCTATTGCCAATGTATTATCACTAATGTTGATTACCTTGGCAAGGCATTCACATTTAAGGCCATTAACTCCGTGACCGGTGTACAGGCGACTTATCAGGCCACCTGCAATACAACGGGAGATTGGAACCAAAGCGGTTACGACGCTGCGGCGGGGGACTGGATAGTGATAGCTCATACGAGCCGTGTCAGCAATCGCCCCCAGTTTAGTTGGGGACTCAATAGCTGGATTAAGTCGTCCGGTACGATTTTGGGTGGGGCTTCGGCAGCTGCCGCTCTTGATTTGACGTACTATCCTCAATTCAAATCCCAAGTCAAGGCCGTGAATGGTCCTCTTACCGATGATGTAATCAATGGTTATATCGGTGGGTATCTGGATGCGTATCCCGGGGAAACTCTTGATACCATCATTACTACGCAGGGCGTTCAGTTGAAATGGCTCCAACAGCCGGGTCTGTATAATAACAGGCAAAATTATGAGCGTACTGGAAAAGCCTTGAGCTTCAAAGGCGGTTGGTCTCAGATATCCTACGAGTTCGGTGGACGAACCTATGAGTGGATTATGAGTCCGATGTGTTTGAGTAATAACCTGTATGCTATGAAGTTCGGTGGGGACAATATCCAGAGATATAGTCCTCCGAGATTGGGCGGAGTGGAAGCAAGTATGGGACAGGAAATCGAATTTCTTGCCCCACTTGGTGGACTTTCCGGCGTATTTATGATTGCCCACGCTTCTTCGGGTGCTCCACAGGAGTTACTTGAGGCTCCCTTCTGGTATTTCAACTTGATCTGTCCTACGGACCCGAGAGCCGTGAAGCTGACGGGACTCACAGAAGCCGTGATGCTATAAGCCCTCCGCAGGGTTTAATTGAAAAGTGAATATTCGGGGAAGTCGTCATTTTCTTCCTTTCTCAAGTCGGTGGGCTTCCCCGAATTTTTTTGAACCATTAATTTTTGTAGATTAGAAGTTTAGGAGTAAAAATAAAATGGCTGCAACAAATCCATTTAAGGTGTCCGACCTGATTAAGAAATACGGTTGGACTATAATGCCCTATCTCTCAAATCTTGGTGTCCGCAGTCTTGCGGAGGCTCAAGTTTTGTTTGTAGATAGTGGAAATACGGCGAATGGCCTCGATGCCGATGATGGCGAGCATGGTCATTCGTTTGAAAAACCGTTACTTACGGCGGATTATGCTACCGGTCTTTGTACGGCTGATGAAGGGGCTATCATTCTTTTTGCCCCTGGACACAACGAAAACCTTTCCGCCGCTATTAATTTCGATGTAGCTGGAGTCACATATATAGGTCTCGGTACAGGGACACTTCGGCCCAGATTTGATTTCGATGCTGCGGCTTCCTCTATCAATATTGGAGCAAGTAATGTAACCCTCGCAAACCTTACCTTTATGCCTGGGTACGCTGATGTTCTTATCGGTGTGGACATTGAGGCGGCGGTGACGAATGCCAAGATTGTGGATTGTGAGTATCTTGAAGGCGAAGCGAGTGGAGATGAGTTCCTT